CTAGGCCACCAATGGGTTGAGTTTCGTTGCCTCAAGGAGATGTTCTGGCGCCAAGTGCGCATAACGCATTGTCATCTGGATACTGCTATGTCCCAAAATTCGCTGTAACGTAAGGATGTTCCCGCCGTTCATCACAAAGTGGGATGCGAAAGTATGTCTGAGGACATGACTGGCCTGCCCTTTCGGAAGCTCAATTCCTGAAGATTTCAAGATTCCTAAAAACTCTTTGTAGCAGTCCTGAAACAGCCGGCCACTTCGGTCGGGGAATTTAGCACGCAACTCCCTAGTTATTGGGATCGTCCTGTTCTTGCCGTTCTTAGTGTTTACGAAGTTAATCCTGTCATCCAACACTTGAGAATGAGTCAGTTTTTGGACTTCGCTCCAGCGAGCTCCGGTGCTCAAGCATGTTTCAACAATAACTGACATGTCACCGTCCAAGAGGCTTAGGAGATGGGCAATCTGTGGCTTAGTTAAGAATGCTTGCTCTTTTGGCGGTTCTTTTACTAAGGGGACATCTTTCAACGGATGTTCCCCAACATATTCACCAGCCTGTATAAGGGCTGTATAAACGCCCTGCAATCTTCTTAGCTCTATGTTGGCGGTATTTGCGGTTATCTTTTCCAACCGCATGGCCCTGTAGTTCAAGAAGGAGTTTTTGGTCACCTGGTGACTCTTCGGGTTACCCATTCCTTTGCAGGTCGCCATCAGTTTCTGACGAGCTGGCACTCCTTCTTTAAGGTTTTTGCCATGGAAATGGAACCAAAGATCTATCAGTTCTGACAAAGGACGCTTATCAACCGGCGTATCGAGCCATTCTTTATTATGGTGCTTTGACAGGACAAACTTCTCATACTTGGCAGCTTCGGTTTTAGTTGGAAACGTACGCCGATACCGACGACCATTTCGCCCAGCCGGGCGAATATCAACCCGATAGCCACTGTCAACTTTAACGATACTCATATATCTACAAGTAGCTTAACCACTCGCCCTATGACACATACATTAACTAACTTATCAGATTTAACCGTCCTGATCGGATAAAGAGGATTATCACTAATAATGTTTAGCTCTTGCTCGAACGAGTCATAACGCAAGCGCTTAACACAGAGTTCCTCACCATTGCGGATGGCATAGACTCCCTCACGTTGGTACAGCTTATCAGTAGTATCAACAATGATAGAGGCACCTTCGGGGATAGTCGGCAACATGCTATCCCCCACTGTTTTAATCATCACTAACGATTTTTGGCACAGCCCTTTTTCATGTAACCAATGCTTTGTGACTTTTATTCCTTGTGACTCATCTTCACTGATTACATACGAACCATCACCTGCAGAAGCAGCAAGCTCCAAACCAGGAATGGTTACAAACTCCTTAAGTGAGTCATTCCCAGAGATTAGCCATTCCAAAGGCTGATCCTCTGTTAAACATATTTTTTCCAAACTGCTTATCCTTGGCCTCGGCCAGAAACAATAACGCCATGTGGCGGTGACGATGAGATACCCCAACCAACGCAAGCGTTTGAAACGAGCGCTATCCAACGAGCGAATGGCTCCTCTCTACAATCCCTTCAAGCAACGCCGTTTATGAGTTTATCCTGCGCCAATAGGTCACAAGTTTCCTTTGAGCAATACACTTCAACGGGGTTTACAAATTCACCAATAGCTTAACTACACGGCCAATGACAGACACCTCACCTAGCTGCTCTTTCCTCACGGTCCAAAGAGGATATACAGAGTTATCACTAATTATGTGTAATTCATTATTGAAGGAGTCAAAGCGCAAGCGTTTTACACTGAGCTCGTCGCCATTGCGAATGGCATAAACCCCCTCTCGTTTATATGAATTATCTTTGGTGTCCACAATAATAGAGGCACCTTCCGGGATTGTCGGCACCATAGAATCGCCATGGGAATTAATGATGACCAAATCCTTGTGGCACAAACCTTCATCATGCAGCCAACGTTTGTTGACCTTAATCCCATTAGCTTCAGTTTCATGCAGCACATAAGAACCATTGCCAGCCGAAGCTGAAACATTCAGCGCAGGAATAGTGACGAAGTCGTCCCTTGCGACAACATCCTTACCAAGTAGCAATTGCTCCATGGTGATGCCTTCTGCCGTAGCAATCTTCGTTAGATTTTCAAATCTTGGTTCTCTGCGCTCCTTCAGCATCGTTGAAAGAGTTGCAGGGGCAATCCCCCAATCCTCAGAAGCCTTTCGCAAGGTCCTATTACCAACTAGCTCTTCAATGCGATTGAGAACATCTTCCTTGTTTAGCATTCCGCACCCTAGTCATTCTGGCTATGTAGTTGGACAACTATACCTATAGCTGACGACAAATAAAAGCAAAGCCCCAAATGTCAACACATCTGTGAATTCTCTTTATATGCTGCAAATTCAATCATAAACACACAAAAACACAATTGTAGTTGACCAACTTATAATTGTGATCAAGAATGAACACAAATATGAACACCAGAGGCGAGAAATGGACTGGCATCCAGCAGATATCCGGGCAGAAATCACAAAGCGAGGCAAAAGCATGGCGGCCCTTGCGCGTGAGAGTGGAATTGCTCCGACCACATTAAGAACAACCATGTGTCGTCCCTACCTTCGTGGGCAGGAAATCATCGCAGCTTGTATCGGTGTGCCTCCACAGAAGATCTGGCCTTCACGCTATCAACCAAAGAGCAATAAGAAAGGAACTCATCAATGAATCCAATAATGATTACTTCTGAATTTTCACCTTTTCTATCACCTGAAAAATACGCCGAGCGCATGGGTGTAGAGCTATCAACGGTTAAGACCTTGATGGATAAAGGGCTAGTCCCAGTGTATCAACCAGTTGAACGTGGCAATCGCTATATCAACATGGTTGGCGCCCTTAGATTGGCCGAAGAAGTCTATGAAACCCAAAAGCGCAATGCTCCCTGGGCAACGCTAAATGGCTTGAGGTGAATCATGGTTCAGTTAATTCAACCGTTCGGACGCCCAAGCGAGAAGTTACTGAGTCGCAATATCTCGGTTCCTCAACACATGCAGGGACAAATCATTTCCAAACCTATGACTCCCGAGCGTTTCTCCCGCAACCGTTGGATCGTTGGCAAGTTGCGAGAAAAGCACTTCGGCAAGGGGGCTAGATGATCACGGCGCAAACAGTCATCAGCATCAACCGCAATGTACCGGCCACGCCGATTATCCGCTCATTCTGGTTACGCCAACACGAAACCTACAGGGATATAACGACACAGTTGGTTGACCGGGACGAACAAGAAGCTGCACAGCGGACCTACGAAGTGGCCAAGGCTTACTACGACTTGTGGCTGAATTCAGCACCCGGTCAGCCCTACACCAAGCGTTGACCCTACCGACTCAGCCTAATTTACCGACACGTTAATTGTTTCTAGGGGTAGAAAATGATTAATCACACAGCACCAAGTTCAGTTTGTATCAGCCTCGGCTCCATTTTCAGAAAGGTTCGCGCCATGCGAGGCATGAGCGCATCACAAGCCGGGCAGTTGGCGCAACTTCCTACTGATGAATGGCTACGTTTTGAGTTGGGGATGCCCACTCGTCAGCCTGTTTCCTATACCGCATTGCTCAATGTAGCCCTGGTGCTGAGATTCCGTATCTCTGCCATTTCCGTATTTAACGCATAAACGAGAAGATCATGACCTCACCTTATTTCCAAATTGACCGGCAGCGGGCGTTGTGTGCCGCCCAATACTGGCTGACTCACAATGCCATTGTCCTTGATACCGAAACCACAGGCCTGGAATGGGGCTGTGAAGTCGTTGAAGTGGCCGCTATAGAAGTCGCGACCGGAAATGTCTTGATGAACACGCTGGTAAAACCCACTCGCCCTATCCCGGCCGAAGCTGAGGCCATTCACCATATCAGCAATGAGATGGTGGCTGACATGCCTGGTATGGATGACGTTATCCGCGACATCAATATGATGTTGGCTGGACGCCATGTGGTGGCTTACAACGCCGCATTTGACCGCAAGATGCTGATGTCATCACTGACCGCCTATCCCGACGATGAACTGCACTTCGGCTTGAGTATCAATAAAGGTCCATTGGCCTGGCATTGCGGCATGTTGACCTATGCAGCATTCAAGGGGGATTGGAACCACAGTCACGGTGATTACCGGTGGCACTCATTGGTGAACGCCGCCAAGCAGCAAGGCATTTCCATTCCTGGTAACCCACACCGGGCTTTATATGACTGCATGCTCACGCGTGAACTCATTCTCAAAATGGCTGAGGCCGCATGATGACTGCTTATGCCAAGGCGTTGGTTCAATACGCTGCACAATTCGGCCGCTTGAGTGAGGAAGAAGCCAAGCAGCGTCTGGACGCTTGGTTGGCGCCATCTTGGCGTTACCGTTCAACACCACCTGCAGCAGGAACAGTGGTGGTTTCGGAACTGACTGATACCGATGATTAATCCCGTCAGCGTTAAACGCCGTCCCTATTCTTTAGATCAGTTACCTGAGCCTGGTTCAGCCCATTGGTATGCCGATCGCACCGATGTTATGGACGATTGGCAGGTTGACCTCTGGCAACCTTTGGCCGGTAGACGTCGTCACTCAGTCAATACTGAATTACTTTATCGCCCCCTTTTTGAGCGACAAAAGCCGCTCGCGAGGCCAGAGTTCATCCGTGAATTGCTCGCACCACTGCCCCACCGTATTCGCAACAAGCTACAGCAGGATTACCACCACGCCGGGGCCAATACCAACGCCCTGGAACAGTTGCAACAAAGCGTTAAGCAATTGCTGGCGGTATGGAAAAGCTACCCGTTTCACCATTTACCCTACCTGCAAGCGGTTCGCGGCAGTGAGCACGATGATGAACCATTGCTCCCAAGGCGCAATAACTCGGCCCCCCGTCAAAAGTCGCCAGTGAGTGATATCACCTACTTTGATGTCCTCGCGGGTAAAGCTACCGCAGAAGTAGACAATAGCGAGCCACAGGAAACAACATCGCATCACTCCCCGTTTCGGGGTTATGAGTGTTTACGTCAGCGCAAGTCCAAGCGGCTGCAGACTCTGGCCAACAACATTACCAATAACATCATGCAAGCCGTTAAAGCTGCTGCCGACAGTCACGCAGAGAATGCTTTCGAGGCGGCCTATGATGCAGCAGCGGCTATGTGCCAACAATGGGGTGTCATTCCCCCCTATTGGGGCGCAGTAAAACGCGACCATATTGAAACAGCCGCTGAGTGCGGCATTTTGCGGATGACCTGTCCCAAATGGTGGGGGCGTCAATTAGCCAGGCTGCGGGATATGTGCTGCGAGCACATGAACATCACCGCCGGGTTGGTCAACCCTGACCGCCCTTATGTAAGTGAAGAAGCGTTTCAAGAATGGACTGTGCAACAACGCACAGCCATGAACTGGCTTGAAAACACCATGATCGAAAATGACGAAGGCGTCATTTTGCCATTGATAGAAGCCGCAATGGCCGGCAATGCCAACCCATCTAATCGACTGGTAGAGCTAATCGTGCGGGCCAAGGGACTGGAAGAAATGGCTGATGAAGCGGGCATGAAGGGGTTTATGGTGACGCTGACCTGCCCAAGCCGCTTTCACCGGGTATCAACCAAATGGCACTTAGGCAGCCCACGTGAAGCACAGCAATACCTGGTGGGCCAATTTGCCAAAATTCGCTCTGCGCTCAAGTACCGTGATATCGCAATGACCGGCCTACGCGTTGCCGAGCCACACAAAGACGGTACCCCACATTGGCACCTGGTGTGCTTTATTCACCCACAGCATGAAGCCGATTTCAAAGCCATATTTCATAAGTATGCCTTTCAAATCGACGGCAACGAGCCAGGGGCCGAGGCCCACCGACTGATTATTGATCCGATAGACAAGACCCGCGGCAGCGCTGTTGGCTATGTCATCAAGTACCTGTCCAAAAACATCGCGGGCGAGCACATGCAGGGCGAACTGGACTTTGAAACCGGCGCCCAAGTCGCCGACAGCGCACAGTGGGCTACCGCCTGGGCCAGCCGGCACCGCCTGCGCCAGTTTCAATTTTACGGCACTCAATCCGTACAGATATGGCGGGAGTTGCGCCGCCTTAAAAGTGGGCCACAGTCACCGGAAATAGAAGCCGCCCGCGCCGCGGCTTGCAGCTCAGACTGGAAAACCTTTGAAGAAGCGATGACCCAGGCCCAACTGAGACTCAGCTACGACATCACCGAATGCGGCAATGAGTATGGCGAAGCCGTCAAGCGCATTCAGGGACTTGAGGGCATCGCTTTTGGTCGTGCTCGGATGTTGGTTACACGAGGTGAGCGCTGGAAGCTGCGCAGTGCCACCGATGCAGAAAAAGACGCAGTCAACACCTTGAAGCGCCAACGCGCTGCCCTTTTTGACAGCGAAAAGGCCAAACCCAAAGAAGAACGGCTATCGCGTAAAGCCTTGAAAGAGATCATGCCCAAGTGGCGCCAGCCTCAAAACAGTGAGCTTTCGCTGTTGTCTGGTGCTTTTGCTCTTCCTTGGACTTGTAGGAATAAGTGTACAGACCCCGCTGCAGCTGAGTTGCCACCGCGTCTGAAAACAGCATTACGCCACATAGGATTCACCCATCCGGAAGATATTGACCGGCTATTACATAAGGGGCAAACCCTGGTGAACGATGAAGGGGAACAATGGTGGGTCGATGATGGGCAATTGCGTTACTCACCATCACGATATCACGCCATTCAAGGCATTCCCCTGGCCGAATTGGTACAAACCATGGAGGAACAACACAAGCATGAACATGCTCATTCAGGGCAATGAGTCGCCGGCCAAAATGGCGATCCTGCTGGCCCTGACCAATATCCGCTCTGACGCTGTAAGAGGTGGGTTAACTGACTACTTTTGCAAAGGCTTCAGCATCAATAATGCTGCAGCCTTTAACCGCCTGGATAGCGCCAACTTACGCCGAGCCATCGCCAGGCTTAACCAAGTGGCCGGCTTAATCGAACAATTGAACGGCTTAGCACTACCCAATCAGGAGAACCCATGCGCATAACTTGCCGAACCTGCGGACAAAAAGCCATTATCCAAAGCACCAAGGATGCGATCCCCGGTTATGCCAAGATGTACTGCACCTGCACGAATCCCCACTGTGGTCATACGTTCGTGGCGACCTGGTCACATCAACACACTCTCAACCCTGGGCTGCAATCCACATCCGAAGCAATGGTCAGCCTGGTGCGTTCATTAGAGCCTCAACAACGGGCCAAAATTATCAAGCAATTGCAGCTGATTTAACCTTTTCAGTCGGTCAAGAGGTAGTGCCCAAAGGGGCTAACAGGTATACTGTACATAAAAACAGTGCTTATCTTTTAATGACCGAATTTCGTTGTATCCGTTGTACCAAATTGCTGGCCCGTATCCAGGGCCAACTCGCGGACATAGAAATCAAATGTCCTCGATGTAAACACCTTAACCAGAGCGCCAAGAGCACCCAGCCTGGTAATCTTAATGACTTCCAACCTAAGACTGATCCACGGTGATTGCCTCACCGAACTGACTAAACTGCCCGACAACAGCGTTGACCTGATTGTGACAGACCCGCCCTACTTTCAAGTCAAGCCGGATGCCTGGGATAATCAATGGCCTGACGTGGAGAGTTTTCTTGCCTGGCTTGATAGTGTCAGCGCCGAGTTGTGGCGTGTCCTGAAACCAGCCGGCACCCTCTACCTGTTTTGCGGCCCCAAGTTAGCGGCCGACACCGAGTTAATGCTAAGAAGCCGTTTCAATGTCCTGAACCACATAGTGTGGGCCAAGCCTTCCGGGCCCTGGAACCGTACCCGTAAAAGTGAGCTGCGCTCCTACTTCCGAGCAACTGAGCGCATTATTATGTGCGAGCACTACGGCGCTGAAGGCTTTGCCAAAGGCAGCAGTGGCTACTATGAGAAGTGCAAAGCGCTGCGCCAGCATGTCTTTGCCCCCTTGATTGATTACTTCAAAGAGGAAAAAGCCCGCGCCGGTGTCAGCAACAAAGAGATCAATCAAGCCACCGGAACCCAGATGGCCAGCCACTGGTTTACCGCTTCACAATGGCAATTACCCAATGCCGAGCAGTATCAAAAGCTGCAGGCCTTGTTTACTAAAAAGGCGCTGGAGCGGGACTATGACACGCTGGAAACTGAGTTTGTGGCGCTGCAGCGACAATACCAAGGTCTGGCGCAAGAGTTTGATGACTTGAAAGCACAGTACCAGAACTTACGCCGACCATTCACGGTATCCAAGGATGTACCGTTTACCGATGTTTGGCATTACCCGGCAGTGCCCTACTACCCAGGCAAGCATCCCTGTGAAAAACCCGCAGCCATGCTCGAGCACATCATTAACGCCAGCAGTCGCCAAGGAGACGTTGTCTTAGATTGTTTCATGGGTTCATGCTCTGCCGGGAAAGCCTGTAAGGCGCTGGGTCGGCACTTCATCGGTATCGAGTTGGATGACGAAATATTCAACCACGTTATGGCGGCAATGGAGCAGATACCTGGGGATAGCGAGCGATTGGATTAGCTTGGACTTAACCTGCCAGCTCTCAAAAGCCATATATACGCAGATCTGACAGGTTTATCTGACTTATGTCACAAAAGTAAGCCAGCAGCCAAAGAGTTTGACATCCAGATTGTGGGAGAATGTAAACACAGCCTGAGTTATATTACTATTCCTATCCATGTAAGAATATGCGGCGGCCTAACTCTTTGACCTGCAAAGGATTGGGCGATTACTATGAGAACATAGACAACATATGGAAATTCAACAACTTCAAATCCTGCTTGAACACATAAGAGGGCTGCCCAAGGCTGCCCCTGTTGAACAAACGTTATTCAGCATTGGGGCTCGAGGCCATTTCGAAAACCCTACCACTGACGTACTAGCATTCTTCTTCGATAGTAACGGACCTCATAACTTGGGGAGTCTGGTGCTTGAAACACTGCTGGATATTTTGCCCGTTGAGGGGCAGCAAACTGACCATAATTTGGTTGCAGCACCTATGCGGGAAGTATCTACATCAAGCGGCCGTATTGATCTTTTACTCGAAGCAAGTGAATGGGTAATGGTGCTGGAAAACAAAATATTCTATCAGCAAAACAATCCATTTGATGATTATCAGGAATTTGTAGTAAAGAAGTATCAAGAAAAAATACCTCTGTTTGTTGTGTTGTCACCGAGCGGCAAAGCACCTCACGGATGGTATGGCGTCAGCTACCCCGTTCTTATCGAAAACTTAAGACAAAAACTGGCAACCTATTTTATCGAGCAACCCTTAAACAAATGGATGGTGTTGCTGCGTGAGTTTATTTTGCATTTGGAGCATTTGATGACAAACGGCAATGCTGTCCCGCCAGAAACCACAGACTATATTCTTAAAAATCTCAATAAAATAAGAGAAGTTCAACAAATAAAAGAAAGGAGCATCATCGACCTTCAGCAAGCGTGTTTGAGTTATATTAAATCGGCATTGTCTAAGACTGATATTGTAAGCAAACTGCATCATTGGTATGGTTATCCTGCAATACGGCATTCCTTCTCTAAATGGCGAACAAAATCAGATGTCGTTTTGTTTCTAGACGGCCGCGAAGGTATGCAGTTCTGTATCAACTATTACATTTGTGACCTCTATACGCCAGAACAACATGCTGCGGCTACAAAATTCATGAAATCAGAAGACTGCATAGAGTGGAAAGAATGCAACAATACCATTGCCTGCTTCAAAGTCTCACTGCCTGCATTCGATAAGGAAACCATGTTTGAAGCCGTCGTGAGAAAACTTGCCCAGATGGATGAATTTGAGACAAAGATTCGGAGTCAGTTCTAAAGGTGCTCGTGGTAACGTAATGCTATCCGAAGTCAATGGCTCAACTCAATCTGATTTGTGATGGTGAGGTTAGACAAACCTTAACTGTATCCGGCGAAAAGAAAATGATTAATCAGAAGACTAATTTTAAGCAAAAGGCATTCGAGACCCATGATAAGGTGCTGTTGTCACAGGAAGAAGCCCAGAGTGACAAATGGCAGTTAATCGGTGATTGCCTCATAAGCTGATGACATTCTCAAGGGCAAGCAGGCCTTTGAGGATGGCATTAAATACAACTTGGTCATTTGGCACCATAGCACCCGTTACAACGAAGAAAGTGACAAAACTCGCAGCCACTATGCAGAGATGGCGCTAATCAACTTAGGAGTCCATGTGAGAGCTGGGAAACCGATAAGGAGTTACTTAATTCAAGCTACGTTGGGCCATGTGCACAAACACGGTCCCTTCCTCCTTGTTTAGCTGCGTACATAGCTTCATCTGCTCTAGCAAGAAAACTATCTATTGACTCTTTGGTTTCAAACTTTGCCAGTCCAGCACTTATCTTTATGGTAATGACTTCTCCAGTATCTAGAGTTAATGGCTCAGACTTGAGACGTTCCCTCAACCTATTACCAAACTCAAGGCCAAATTTCAGTTCTATACCAGGAAGAACAAAGAGGAATTCTTCACCTCCAAGACGGCCACAAAAATCAGACTTGCGTCCCATCCCCGAAGCAACACATGCAAATTTAACGAGTGCAGCATCCCCGGCAGCATGCCCATAAGTATCATTAATACTTTTGAAGTGATCCAGATCGATCGAAAGGACACATAAACCAATGCCGGAACGAAGAGAGAGCTCTATACTTTCACTTAAACGTTCTAATGTTGCCCGCCGGTTTGGTAGCCCTGTCAATTCGTCAGTTCTCGCTAAAGCAGCAAGTTCCTCTTCCAACTTTTTCTTAAAGAGAAGATAGCCAATAGTATCAGCAAGCGACTCCATTAAAATATAATCGTCTTTGGAAAATGGATCTGTTGGAGAAACACTTGAAAAATTCAACGTGCCATATATCCCACCATCCAAATATATAGGGGTTCCTATATATGATTCCAGTTTAAAACTCTCATAACACGGATGGTGTTTAATTCTGCTTTCTCTCACATAGTGAAAACCAACCGTTTTATTTTCTTTTAGTGTATGAACACAATAAGTCCCGTCAATATTGAATACTGTTGATTCTTCTAGACCTTCATTGAGGTCAACACAATATTCAACTATATAGTCTTTTTTAATGATATGAGAAATAATCGCGATTTCCAAACCAAAGTGCTCAAGACCTACTTTAAGTAATTCATGAATCTTTTGATCTTGATTCAATACAACATCAGCAGTGATGTTGTGGATCTTTTGTAAGGTATCCAATGATTGGTCTGCAGATCGTGCCGGCCTGATAATTCCGATAAATCCGACAACATCACCATCTTTGGAACGCATGACGGCGCCTGTAGTTAACCCAAGGAAAGACTCGCCATCAGCACGAAGATAGGGAACCCGATAATTCTCAGCAGCAGCTTTACTGGCAACATTAAAGCGTTTTTTCCCCTGTATTGAGAAATCTTCCTCCTTTGCGTAAAAGACTTTCGTTTCCTTGCCGTACAACTCACTTTTTTTGTACCCAAATAGACGCTCTGTTGCTGAGTTAACATAGATAATTCGGCGTGCAGTATCAGTTACAACAACAGACTCTTCAACATTGTCGAATACTTCGGTCAATAGTAGTGGGGAAATCGTGCTAACGCTCATTCCACATTCTGAGGATAGAGCTTTAGCAGTATCTGCTATTGTGCTTCCTTTCATACATGCTCCTTGAATACCTACGATTAGCCCTACTATAACCATAAAATAGGCATTTTCTCAAACCATCCCACACGAGCTCTTAAGTGACGAATATTTATCATGCTTGGTTATCAGACCAATGCGCTCTATGTCAAAAAAGATCTGCATGCTGATAACAGTAGCTAGAATGATAGCTATCGACTACAAATCTTAAGGTAATCGCCATGTCTTACGATAGAGATGATGTTCAAGCGGCAGAAGCCTTGCACGCTCACTTAGCAAAAACACCAATATATGAACTGTTGCTTCAATATGCTGAGTTAATCGACAAGCGTCTTAGTGCAATGGATACCGTTGACAGTGAAGTTTATGACTTTTTTCACAAGGCTTGGGAAAGCAGAGACATTATCCCTATGGACATTGCGATCCGTAAAATCAATGACCTAACCGAGTTTAGCACCCCAACACTAACCGAGGTAATTACAACGGCATCAAATACCTTTGAACCAAACAATTGTTCAGTAATGATTGAGCTTATAAAGATATATCAATGGCCTAGAAACAGATCCAAAGTACTCTCCTTGTGAAGCCACCGCTTCCCTGCCGTGTGGCTTTGTCATACTTGACCGGGTTCACGCACACTCAGTGATCCCAGCTTGGCCAGCTCGGGGTCACTGTTGATGAACTCCACAATATCACGCGCCAGTGGCAGCACTTCATTGCTCTGATAGACATCATTGGTTTTGAGTGGATCCCCAAGTCCTGCCGCGCCCTGGGGAATAATCCCCGCCATCCCGGCCGGAAAGCGGTTGGCCGTCAGCACATCCTGTGCGCTGATGTTCTTGGCGCTGGCAAACTGATCTTTGGAAGAAAAGTCACCGATGGGGATCACCTGGATCCCTTTCTCTTTGCCATCCGGAATGTTGATAAACATATTACGAAAGTTGCCCGCCCCCTTACTGCGAGCCAGGGCACTTTCTATCGCCTTCTTGTCCGGATCACTGAGTTTCGGATCTGACGCATACAACAAGTACCCCATGTGGGCGCCGTTCTTGTAGTAGCGCCGCTTGAACAGCGTGGCATCAGTATTGAGCATGGCTGATTGCAGGCCACCGATATAATCCGGCATGCCATACACTTGCTGCATCGGATCATACTGCGGCAAAAAGGCCACATTCTCGGCCCGATATGGCCGGGCGGTAACATGCCCGTACACATCCTCTTCCAGGTACTTGAAGTGCCCATCCGGGCAGCGGCGTAAATAGTGGGTCGACAGCGGATAGGCCTCCACTACCCCGCTGGCTCTATTGCGGATCTTCAACAAGGCCATATCGCCAAACAGCAGGTAGTTGTGAATAGCCGGCCCCAGGACATTACGGGTCAGTTTTCCCTTGGTCTGAATGGCGTTCAAAATCATATTGCGCCGCGCCAGCAGTACCGGCCCTTGGTAGGCATTGCCATTGGCAACCTGGTACAGCAGTTTGCGGTCAAGTGGCGGCTCATAGTATCCAAACTCTTCATTAAGCCGAACGCCGGCCATGTCGGTCAGCCAGGTATCCTTGAGCAGCCTCTCGGCACTGCCAAATGAAAACGCCATCACACTGTCTTGCTGCTCGGCGCCGGCGTCACTCAGTAAATTTTCCATTCACTCTTTCTCTCTATTTCGTTGTTCAAAGGCTCTTTACTACAGGCATGAGCCAGCGCAAAAAAGTCATCTGCGTGCCCGGTTTCCTGGGTACGGTTGGCGGCAAAGGTCACGCTGTTGCCGCTGCGGGTCACCACCCGGCGTATCGCCAAAAACGACAGCGCAATGTCTTTGTAATCGGCATCCCACAGCAGCCGCTTTTCATCCACCAAATCCACCATTTTGAACACCAGGGAGTTTTTCGACTCGATGGAGTAGTGAAACCCCATGGTGATCCCCGGATATTTTTCGTAAACCAAGTCGTAGACATCCCGGCCAATGCCGGTCATGTCGATACCAATGTGGGTAACCCGGTACTTGCCGCACATCTTGAAGATTTGCTGCGCCTGGTACTTGGCGGACATCCCCTTAAGGCGTACCCGCTCCAGTAAGCGATGCGGGGACTTGGGCGTGTCGGGCGGCGCAATCGCCACCAATGAGGCCGGATCCGTGGTTCGGCTCGGGTCATAACCAATCCACACCGCCTTTTCCCCGAACGGCCGCGGCGTATGCCAGGCCACATCCCGCCAAAGGGCCGAATCTGTCATGCAGTGCATGATTTTGTTGAGGGTAAAAATGGCGTTGGCGCTGCTGACAAACACGCACATGAACAGGTTTTGAAATTCCAGCTCAGAGCGCTCGTTACGCAGCTGCTCAAGGTCAACCAGGTCAAAGCCCTGGGCGACCGCATCTTCCATGGTGATGACATAACGCCACTGCCCATCGGGGCATAAACGGCCGCCATCACGGTATTCATCAAAGGTGGGAAAGGGGACGGTTTTACGCTTCGGGTCATTGCCCTTCCATTCATCCCCGGTCCAGAACGGATAGGCCGGGTGCTCTTCGCTGGAAGGCGTGGAGAAGTAGGTCAGGCGCCAGTGCTTATGGGTCGCAATCGCACTGGATACCTTCTTCACCTTGGCAAAGTCGCGGATCCAAAAATACTCATCGGTGTAGAGGTGGCCGGAGTAGCTCTGCGCGGTATTGGAGTTGGTGCCCAGGAAACGCAGCGTGGCCTTTCCTTTGGCGGTATGCAGCACAATCGGATTGCCCGACAGCTCGATATTGAACAGCTCATGGGCAATTTTGATGATGTAAGTACGAAAGACCTCAGCCTGTGCCCGGCTGGCTGACAGGAAGATTTGGTCATCACCGGTCAACACGGCCTGCATAAAGGCTTCGCCGGCACAGTAGTATGTCCAGCCCACCTGCCGTGATTTCAGAATATTGCGGATCCGCTGGTGCAGGTTGTCGTGCATCCGTCTTTGGAACGGGTACAGACACGCCAGCCACTTCTCAAGATCTGCTTCACTCAGCGAGGTGACATCATTCTTTATCGGGCGGCCGCGGCGTTTACCTTTCGGTTTGTCGTCACTGCTACCCGGCCCCGGGCTGATAGCCTGCTGACTCGCCTCACTCTGGGCGGTGCTTTTTAACTTGGCGGCGACCAGCTTCAAGTGCCGGTCAATCAGCAGCTCCAGCTCTTTCACCTGCAGGCTGTTCTTGGCCGGTATATCCAGCAGCGACTGCACCCGGCGCTCGATACTCTCCAGCAAGCCAAACTCATGCAGTTGCTCTGCCCAGGCGTATTTGGAGATCCAGGCGTAAACCGTACTGCGCGGCAAGTTCAGCTCCCGGGCAATTTCATCCGGGGTGCGGTGCATCAGAAAAAGGCGGCGGGCGGCGTGACGGATTTCTTCGTTGTAGGCCATGACTGCATGAGTGGGGAACAGATGCGGCCATCATAGGGGGCCAAACTCCCGGTCCAATGCGCTTTTATTCCGGGCTATTCCGCGATGGTCAATATCGGAATAAGCCGGGATTGACGCGCATGCGTCGCCTGCTGACTGCGCCTATCCTGAGCCAAATTTCAGGATGAGCACCACCATGCCGCAATCAACTCTCAGCACAGATTGGATCCGGGTATGCACCTCCGGCACCACCGCCGATAAACGTCCGCTGGACGCGCAGGTGCTGCTGGATATTGCCGCCAACTATGATCCCGCTTTGTATGAAGCCCGTATTTACCCGGTGCATCTATACGAGTGGAGCTATGACCGCTCCCCGGTAGGTGATGTGCTGGCCATTAAGGCTGAGCCATTCGGTGACAAGACCGCGATTTACGCCAAGCTGCGCCCTTCCAGTGACATGCTGCGCCTCAATGAGCGCCAGCAGCTTTGTTATATGTCGCTGGAGATTGACCCCGACTTCTCTGATACCGGCAAGCCTTACCTGGTTGGTGCCGCCCTCACCGATCAGCCGGCTTGCCTTGGCCTTGAACGCATCCAATTAAGCAGCCAGCAACAACGCCTGGCGGTCACAGAGCAGTTGCCTATTGAGCTGGCCACGCTAGCCCCCAAACCCGAGCCGGGCGTATTTGCCCGCCTGGCGCAATCCCTGAGCCAATTCCGGCACCACCCGGAAACACCCAAACCCTCTCAAACGGAAGTCACTATGCCTGATCCCGATAACAATGCCCTGACTCAGCTCTCCGAGCAGATGAACCAGGCATTGACCCTGTTAAGTAAACTCGCCGCCGCGCCATCACAGCCGGCACCCAAAGCCGAAGATGACACCCAAGACGCCGACCCGCACGGCGATGAACTCACCCAGCTCAAAGCGCGTCTGGCCGAACTGGAAAGTGAAAACCAGGCGCTGAAAAGCACCGGTGAACAAGTCACCCAACTGGCTGGACAGCTGGCGCAAATGCAACAGCAGATAGTACAGCTGGGCGCCATTCCCAGCGACCAAAAGCCCAACCCTGCCGGCATCACCGGCGCTGATGACTATGAGGATGTGGTGTAATGAGTAAGACCACGCGCACTGAGCATTGCCTCAATCAGTACACCCTGGCCATTCAAAAGGCCTATGGGATCAATGACGCCACCAAGCAGTTCAGTCTGTCGGAGCCGATGGAGATCAAGCTGCGGCAGAAGATCCTCGAATCCGATGCATTCCTCAAAGAGCTGTCTCTGCTGGATGTAGACCAAATCCAGGGACAGGTCATTGATGTCGGTACCGGCACCTTGATGACCGGCCGCGGTGACAATGCCCGTTTCCGTGCCTACCCGGGTAAAGACGGGATCAAGTATGAGCTGGTCGAAACCGACTCCTGCTGGGCCGTCACCTGGGCCGAGTTGGCGGTATGGGGCAACAGTGGCACTGAAGGCCAGTTCATCAAGTTGATGACCAACAACGCCAACAAGAACTTTGCCCTGGACATGCTGAAAATCGGTTTCAACGGCACCAAGGTCGCCCGCCCTACCGCACCGAGCACTTATCCGCTGGGTCAGGACGTTAACAAAGGCTGGCAGCAGTTCGTGAAAGAACGCGCCCCGGAGCAGATTGTCACCACCCCGGTTTATCTGGATGCCGGCGGCAAAGGGACATACAAGAACCTCGATTCCATGGTGCAGGACCTTATCAATAGCCAAATCGATCCTGTCTATCAGAACGACCCGAATCTGGTGGTTTTGGTGGGGCGTGATCTGGTCAGCGCCGAGCAACACCGTCTGCTGGAAGCGGCTGATACCCCCACAGAGCACAAGGCCGCCCAGAGTCTGGCCAAGACCATTGCCGGTCGCAAAGCCTACGTGCCGCCGTTTTTCCCTGGAAAACGGGTGGTGGTGACCTTCCTGAAGAACTTGCAGATCCTGACTCAGAAAGGCTCTCGCCGCCGCAAGGCCGCCGACAATGAAGATCGGATGCAGTTCGAGTCCAGCTACTGGCGTATGGAAGGTTATGCGGTTGGTCGCCTGGAAGCCTACGCCTCCTTTGACGAGTCGGCAGTGACCATTGGCCCCAATCCGGACGCCCCGCAAGCCGCCCCGGCATCGCTGACGCTGGATGCCAAGGAGCCCAAGGAGCCCAAGGAACCAGAGTCCGGCGCCGATGCGCAAGCCAAAACCAAAGCCGGCAACAAAGATAAAGAAGCAACCGGCAATGGCCCGGCCTCAACCGCCGATGTCGCGGCCTCGCTGGTGTCGGAGTAAAACATGATTTCCCCTGCCGCCGATTGGCGAGAACAGCAAACCTTTGTGTCGGCACCGAGCCTCGGTACCGACAACGGCACCCTGCATCGGCAGTTTGATGAAGATATCCGCTTCATCAAACAACTCAGTCGCCAGGAAGACCGTCAGGCATACAAACGGGACACGCTACTGCCCCGCTATCTGCCGGAAGTGGAGCGCTATTTGGCGGCGGGGAAAGTCTATGTCCACACCATCTTTGTGCAATGCATCATCTGGCTGTTTGACACTGAGCAGTTTGACTTGGCCCTGGCCTATGCCGGCACCGCCATCAAACAGGGGCAACCCAGCCCATTCAGGCGGCCACTGTGTGTCTTTGCTGCCGACACCATCTATCAATGGGCCGAGCGTCAATTCGAGGCCCGGCAACCGATAGATCCCTATTTTGCGATAGTCCTGAGCCACATGCGCAGTGACTGGCGATTACCCGAGGCGCTGTGTGCCCGCTACTGCAAACTGGCCGGCCAATATGTGCTGAGCCAGGCGGCAGATAACGGTTTACCAAGCCATATCCATGACCGCCGAACACTGGAAACCGCCCTCAAGCTGTTTGAAATGGCGCACCAGGAGTATCCCAAAATCGGGGTCAAAACCCTGATAACCCGTATTCAGATGCGTCTTAACGCCCTGAATAACCAATGACTACCCCACGCGGGGCGGTCGGGGGCAATCCATTGCCATTGAGTTCACTCAATCACCCAATGTGTTTATCCCGGCTGCACCGCACCCATTAAAGGCGCTGATATGTTCAACGGTAATCCCACCACCCAAGTGGAACAAACCATCACCAATAACGGCTTTTGGCCGGACTTGTCGGTGAGCGAGTTTCAGCGCCTTCGAAAGCTGCCGGCAGAGCTGGCCGGCGAAGTGATGGCGGCCGCGCTGCTGAATGCGGCAACGCACACCAACAGCCTGCTCGCACAAAAGACGGTGCATTGGCAAAGCCTTGGGATCACATCGGCCAATGACATTCCCGGCTTGCAACTCAGTGGCAGCAGTTGGGCCACCGAGTGTTACCGGCACGCGGTTCATGCCCGGGCCAAGGCGCTGTTACTGCCCGAGTTTGCCTCCGTGGTTCAACGCAGCGAAGCCAACAACGCCTATGAACAAGAGCGGGAACCCAGGGCCACGCTGATGGCAGAGGCGGATTCCCACATTAACCGCCTGCTTGATTGCAGCGATGTCAGGGTGACGCTGATATGAGTACCGGCTATCTGCACCGCGCCCTGACGCAGTCGTTATTGGCGCACCTTCCGGCCACCTTGCATCACCAGGTTGAAAGCTGGATGGAGCCGGCCGCGCTGGTACTCGCCCCCAAAGATGAAGGTACTGGCCTACGCCTGGCGCACTTTATCTATACCAGCGCCATTCACATGGAAGATGTGCCCTTTGCCTTGGTTGATACCGCCAGTTTGTTTGCCCAGGTAGGCGCCTGGGTGATGGAGCACGACAGTGACCGCGACATGCTCAGCCCTGAAGAGCAGCAGATCCGCATTGATACCAACAAAGTCGATGACAACAAAATCGACATCGATATCGATGTGATGCTGTGTGAAGCCATGCATCTGATCCCGGACACCCAAGGCCCGGTGCTATTGGATAACCGCCGCTGGCGCCTGGACGTGCCCCCGCTGTATGTGGCCGAAAGTATCCAGGTGGTGACTGAGCTGGACACGCAAGCGGAGGCCGGGTATGGCAAGTGATGCACCTATCCTCAACCTGGATAAATTGCTGATGCAACTCCAGGCCATGCAATTGACCCAGGGGCAACGCACCAAGCTGACTCAACGGCTCGGGCGAGCAGCCCTGCGAGCCAACGCCGCCCATATTCGCCGAGGCCAAACGCCACAGGGGCGACCTTGGCAACCTATCAAGCGCCAGAAGCCCAAAAAGCGCCAGTTGGTGGATATGGGGCGTTATCTCAGTTACCGGGTGCAAGGGGATGAAGTGGAGATCAGCTTCAAACACCGCATCCGGCGAATGATTGCCCATCAGCACCACCACGGGATGATCCAGCAACGCACCGCCAAGCAAGCTGCTCGCATGTATCGGCGCCGCAATGACGGCCCGCCAAGCCCCAAACTGGCAAAGGCTCTCAAGCACGCCGGCTACACCATCCGTCATAAAAATGGCCGGGGGATAGCGCAAGACAAAGCGCCATCCATTAAATGGATCCGCACCCATCTGTCCGAGCGCCAGGCCGTCACCATCTTGAAACGCCTGACCGGCCGCCGCGCCAAATTGCGCTGGACGATAAAGGTTCCCGCCAGGCAGCTGCTGTCCACACATGACGATGTCGTCATGGCTGAGCTGCAGCGCTTTTTACTCAATCCACAGGACTGACTATGTATCCAACTATTAACGTGAGTTTACTCAATCAGGCCCAAGGGCCGGCCACCGAGATTGAACGGCATTTGCTGTTCATCGGCAGCTGTCCGGCGGCGTCTGAAAAAAACGTACTGCTCAACGCCAATACCCAGACTGATTTTGATCAACTGCTTGGCGCCGCAGACAGTGCGTTGAAAACCCAACTGCAGGCCGCCATGCTCAACGGCGGCCAGAACTGGACCGCCGGTGTCTGGGCGCTCGATGCCGACACCACCTGGGAGCAAGCCGCCAGGCTGGCGCAGAAAACCGGCTCTTTTGAAGGGATTGTCTATTGCGATCCGGTCAGTGACAAAGCCGTACTGACCCAAGCACAGAGCTTGCACAGCGAACTGGTAGCCAAGTGGGCGCGCTGGTCATTTGTGATGCTCAATCTTCGCGGACTACTCACGGGCGACGTCAGCAGCAAAAGCAGCAAAGCCGCCCCGGTATCCGAAACCTGGGCCCAGTACCTCGCTGCCATGACGGCACTGCAAGATGGCGTTAAAGCCGAGGCGGTGATGCTTATCCCGCCCACCCATGGCAACAACCTGGGCTGTCTGGCCGGGCGTCTGTGCAATCGCAGTGTCACCGTGGCCGATAGCCCGATGCGTGTTAAAACCGGCGCCTTGGTTGGCCTCGGCGCCCCGGTCAAGGACAGTGAAGGGCAAGAAGTTGACAGCGCCACCCTGCAGGCCATGGAAAAGAGCCGCCTCAATGTGATCGCCACATTCCCGGATTATGACGGAGTGTATTGGGCCGATGGCCGCACCCTGGATGCAGAAGGCGGTGACTTTCAGGTCATTGAACATCTGCGGGTCTTGATGAAAGCCGCTCGCCGGGTTCGACTTCTGGCCATTCCCAGTATTGCCGACCGCAGCGTCAACTCTTCGCCCAGCTCAATGGCTGCCGCTAAAAGCCAGTTCGCCGCCCCCCTGCGGGAAATGGCGAAAAGCACCACCATTGCCGGCACCCCTTTCCCGGGTGAAATCCAGCCTCCCGGTGATGACGCTATCACCCTCAACTGGCTATCACACGAGCACCTGCAACTGTTCGTCAAAGCCACGCCCTGGAACAGCCCCAAAGCTATCAGCATCGGCGTCATGCTGTACTTGAGTCATTAAGGAGCAACCGATGAGCATGAAACTCTCTGCGATGGCCTTCGATATTCGCGTAGGCAGTCACTTGGTGATGGTAGACAACATGAGTGTCAGCATCACCGACAACACCCAAGTCGCCATGACCCGCGGGGTCACTGATGGCTTTACCCTCGGCACCTCGGAAGCCGCGGTCACCCTGGAGCTGGATTCGGTGCAGTTTGCCATCCTGACCGAAGCCGCCAAAGCGGCCGGCAGTTGGCAAGATCTGGAGCCCTTTGACATCGACTGCTTCGGCAAAGCGTTCAAGCAAGAGCAACACCTGGAGCTGTTCGGCGTCAAGCTCAAGCTCACTGACTTGCTCAACATCGATACCAGCAACGCCGACAAGAACAAGCACAGTCTGGAAGGCTTTGTCAGCTCGCCGGACTTCATCAAGATTGATGGCGTCCCTTACCTCAGCCAATTCACGACGAGGGACTTTTAATGGCAGCGAATGTCATCACCCTGCTCAATCTGGAAGAAGGCCGCAAGCTCAAACCCTACTACTGCAAAGAGGGGTTCCCGACCATCGGCATCGGTTTTCGGATTGGCCCGAAAGGCGCGCCGCTTGAACACTACACCTTTGAGCTAAATGACCGCACCTGCAACGCCTGGCTGGCCTCTTTGGTGGATGAACTCACCGAGAAAACCTATCGCCACCCGTTGATCAACGCCGCCATGTGCAACTGCAACCATGCCCGCCAAGCCGTGTTGCTGTCGATGGCTTATCAAATGGGACTCACCGGCCTTGGTCAGTTCAAACAGATGCTGACAGCCATCGCGGACAACCGCTGGACCGATGCCGGCCACGCCATGCTCGACAGTCTCTGGGCATTGCAAACCCCTGAGCGGGCCGAGCGTCACTGCAAACAAATGGTCAGTGGCCAGTGGCTGAAGGAATACGGAGGTGATTATGTGGGATAAGGTCAAAAGCCTGATTGGTAATGCCGCGCCGCTGATTGGCAGCTTGCTCGGCGGCCGTTACGGCGAAAAGGTCGGCAGTCTGATTGCCGGCGCCCTGGGCGTTGAAGATAAACCCGAGGCTATCGAGTCCGCACTCAGGGCGCACCCCGAGTTGCTGCTGGAGCTGCAAAAGCTGGAGCATGAGCACCGCACTCAGTTGACCCAATTGCAGATGGCCGAACTGACCGAAGCGGCCAACAGCGAAGCCAGGCGCATTGCCGACATTCAGCACGCCCGGGAAGAGCACAAAGATCACCCCATGGTGTCCGTGGTCACCTTGGTGTTTCTGGCCATCACCTCTTATCTGGTCTGGGTCGTGGTTGGCACTGTCATTCCCCCGGAAAACCGGGATCTGGCGGTGTTCATTTTCGGGCAGATCATCGGTTTCACCGGCGCTGCCGTCAATTTCTGGCTCGGCGCCAACCCCAAAAACAGCATCTTTAGAAAAGGAAAACCATGAGCATTGGCCTGCTTGATTTTGTCAGCGTGTTGCTGGCAGTCCTGAGCATCATCGTCGCCATCGTGGTGCCTGTCGCCCGGCATCACACCAAGCAGATGGAGCTTATTCGCGAAGCCATAGAGCAAAACCGTCAGCAAATGCACGAATTCAAAGCCCTGGTGCATGAGCACTACAGCAAAAAACAAGATCTGGAGCTGTGGGCGCAGCGTATTGATGAACGCATCGATCAAGGCTTCGCCCACATCAAAGAAATTCTCGAACTGAAAACCCGGAGACACCCATGAAAAAGCAACTCACGCTCACAGTCCAAGACACTGACTACACCTTCTTGGTGACCACTGCGGCCTATAACCGCTTGGTGAACGCCAGCCCCAACAATCCCTCCGGCGCAGTGATCCAGTTTCTGGAATCCACCGTGATAGCGGATCACAAGGCGGCGCTGCAAACCTTGATGGATGAACAACCCGCCGCACCACAGAGCATGGGTGAGGTCTTGGTCAAGCACTTTGCGCCCCGTGTCGAGGTGACACTAAAAAAATAACCGCTGCCGCTGAGCAGCTGGAACGTAACCCCTTGGGGCAGTTGTTGGCGCTCAGGCGTCACTATCTGCCCGGCGAGGATGACAGCGACGACAACCTGGCCATGGCCATGTGGTTGGACAAACGTCACTGGCAACTGAGCAGCACCAGTACCGCCGCCGGCATTGGCAAGGCATTTACCGGGAAATAAATGAGCACCCGCAACGAAGAACTCAAAGTCAACATCAGCCTCAGTGATCGCCTCAGCGCCGGCCTCGGCAAAGTCGGTGGCCACCTGGAGCAGTTGAACCAAAAGGCCACTGAGTTTCAGACTCAGCTGCGGGGCAACTTTGATGACTTGGTGGCCGGTGCCGGCGCCGCGATTGCCGCAGGCGCCGGTGTTTATGCTGCCGTGGCGCCCGGCGTGGAGCTGGAGCGGCAACTCAAAACCCTGCAAGGGCTTGGCCTGGACGGTGAGTTGGATACGCTGCGGCAAAGCGCCCAGGCATTTAACCGCGAGTTTGGCCTGGCCAGCAGCGAGTTTGTCGGTCATGCCCGCACCGTCAAACGGGCCATAGGCGAAGTCAATGAGTCCGAGTTGGCGGGAATAACCGCCGCCACGGCCAAACTCAGCATGTCGACTGAGTCCGATGTGCAAGCCGTCAGCAAGTATTTAGGCCGGCTGTATCATACCTACCAGGACGAAGCCGAGCGCATCGGCAAAGTCGACTTTGTCTCCAACCTGGCAAACATGAATGCCGTGGCCGCCCGCACGTTTGGGGTGACGGCAGATGAAATGGCCGGTGCCATGGAATCCATCTCGTCACTGGCCAAGAACTACCGCATCAGCTTGCCCGAGCAAATTGCGGTTGTCGGGGCGCTGCAGGCCGAGTTCACCGAGTCGGATGCCGCCTCTTTCTATGAAGCCTTTATCCGTGAAGGCAGCAAACTCAGCGAGCTGGGGATCAACACCCTCGATGCCAAAGGGCAAATGCGCCCCATCCTGGATATTTTGGATCAGGTCAAAGCCCGCTTTGGTGAGTTGGACGCCACCGAGTTTGAACTGCTGGATGAGAAGGCCGGCGATGCGGCGATGGTCATTCAGACCCTGCTGCGCCAGGGGAATACTTTCCGCAAAGCACTTGGCGAAATGCAAGCGCCCGGTACCCAGGCGCTTGATGCGCTGGCTGCGTCCCACACCGACACCTTAAAGCAACTGAGCGGCAGTTGGAGTTCACTGCAAGGATCCCTGAGCCAGGCGGTGCTGCCCACGGTCAACCGGGTCGCCAGTGGTTTTATCTGGCTGCTTGATGGCGTCAGTAACCTTGCCGAGCAATACCCTACCCTGACCACAGTGGTATTGGTTGGCGTGACAGGGTTTACCGCACTGACCGCCACCATCAGTGCCGGCGGTGCGGCCCTGGCGATGATGCGCACCGGCGCGGCGGCCCTATCCCCAGTGCTGGCCTTGCTCAATGGCACGCTTGGCAAACTCACGCTCTCCACGCAGGCGTTTAGCCTCAGCACCCTGATAAGTACCACCCGCACCAAGGCGCTGGCTGCTGCGCAGTGGGCGCTGAACCTGCCATTTAAGGCGATGCTGTTTACCTTCGGTAATCTGGCCGGCGCGCAGCTGTGGCTTACCAGTGGTTACACGGCGCTGACAACGGCCATTCAAGGCATGACAGTGGCCAGTTTGCGCCAGGCCGCAGCCACCAAGATTGTGGCGGCCGGGCAAGCCATGCTGAACCTGCTGATGGCAGTCAACCCGGTGGGCCTGCTGATCGCGGCCCTGGCAATTGGGGCCATCATGGTGATCCGTTACTGGGAGCCGATAAAGTCCTTCTTTACGGGCTTTGTTGAAGGGCTGCGCTCAAGCGGGGTATTCGAGGCTTTCGAGCCGATGGCTCAGCTCTTTGGCTGGATGTGGGATAAGGTCAAAGCCATTGGCAGCGTTATCTATGACTGGGTCAAACCCATTCAATACGCCAATGACGAGTTGCAGGGATTTGCCGGCACCGGCAAAGAAGTCGGCGCCATGGTGGGCAATTTCCTGGCGGCCATCGGCCGCACCCTAAGCTCGCTGTTTACCTCTGTGATTGAGCTACTCAATCATATCCCTGGTATCGATATTGAGTTGCCAAAGCCGGAGCTGCCGGATGCACCACCCTTGGTATCCACTGCGGTGACCGAACTCACCCAGCGCACCGAGGGCGAGAACAACCCGGCGCCATGGTCAGGGCTTTTAGCCAAGAGCATGCCCCAGCCAGTGGCGCCAACCATCACGCCGTTGCTGGCACCACCTGTTGATGCGCCGCTCTCCCAAGCCAAGCCGATTGTCAGCGCCCCAATGCCGCCGTTGTTGCAGCACACAGCGCCCAGCAAAGCGGCCGCACCGACTCAGGTCGCCATTGAGGCATCGCTGTCAACCATGCAGCCCATTAACCAAATCATCACGCCGCCACAGCCGAGCAGCCCACCACTGGCCGCCCTGTATCCCTCACCTGCCCAAGGGCCGCAGACCAGCCACAGCGTGCAGACCGGGGATATTCATATTCACCGGCCATTGCCAGAGTTCAGTCTGCTGGGCCTGGATGAAGAGAGGATTTTGACCATTGGATAAATACCTTGATCTGAAAATTGATGATGGCGGCCTGGTGATGGATGACGGTCAACAGCCGCAGCATATTGCCAACGTGCCATCCATCGCCCAGGACATTAAGCACACCATCATGGAATCGGGCCTTGCACGCAAGCTGCTGGGTAACCGCAGCCGCGCAGAACGCAGCGATGTCCTGACCGAAATCGAACTCCTGGTGGAGGAAGATTTGCGCCTGCAAGCCGGCAGCATCTGGATAACCGAGCACAGCCCGGAGCGCTATGTGCTGGAAGCCGTCACCTTGGAACAAGCACACATTACCCTGGAGCTGACACCATGACACCTCAAATAGACTTCAAACAGGCTTTGGCCGATTCCGGTATTCCCACCACCGAGGAAGCGGTCACCTCAGCGCTGGAGCACACCGTCAAAGAGGCCGGCAGTCAAATCGCCAACGACCGCACTATGTCGCCATTCTGGCGCCTTATCAAAGCGGTGGTGGTCACCCCTACCCTGTGGCTGATAAACACCTTGGTCGCCGGGCACGTTTTGCCGGCCATGTTTGTATCAACGGCCAAAGGGTTTTACCTGGAGCTCAAGGGCCGGGATGTTGATGTGAGTCGATTGCCGGCAACCACACTGAAGGGCTACCTGACCTTTGTCAAAAGCGCCCCGCAGCAGGCGGTAACGATTGCCGCCGGCAGTATCGTGGAAACCCTGCCGATTGACGGCAAAATATTGGCCGTCAAAACCAGCCAAACCACTATTTTGGCCGCAGGCGTGGCCTCTGGCTTAATCGAATGCGAAGCCACAGAGCCGGGACAGGGACACAATCTGCCATCAGGGTACTTCAACCGCTTGATCACCCCGATTGAGGGCATTGCCCAAGTCAGCAACGCCCCGGATTGGATAGTTCGCCCCGGGCAAGCCGAAGAAACCGATGAAGCGCTGGCGCTGCGGATCCGTAATCGCTACGGCGCTGCCGGTCACTATCATATTGATGCTGTCTATCGGGATGTGGTCGCGCAAGCGGCGGGGATCCGCGTGGACTACATGGTATTTGAGCACGATGCGCCGCGTGGCCCGGGGACGGCCAACTGTTACATCTTCATGCCGGTCGGCGAAGTCCCGAGCGCCGTGCTTGATAAGGTCAATCAGCATATTGCCGCCGGCTTTCATGGTCATGGTGATGACTTGCAGGTGTTTGCCATGCCGACCGTCCCTCATACCCTCAGCGGTCACTTTTGGCCGTCCCCGCACGCCGCCGAGCAAGACAAAGCCCGCCTGGGCCAGGAACTGGAGCAACGTATTCAAGCCGCCTTTCGTCAACATGACGGCTTTGGGTCTATCACCCGGGTCTGGCCGATGAGCACCTTCAGCATGTCACAGCTGATCACCGAGCTGCACCAATCACTGCCGGCCCTGGGCGGGATCCATTTTGACCAAGGCGACATCACCAGCGCCCGCACTCTGCCCATCCTTGACAGCCTCACCCTGGAGAAACGCGACAGTGGAACACGATAAACATGCCCCTAAGCTTCCGGCCACCTGCGCCCCTTGGTGGATGGACGGTAAAACCTTGCCACACGAGCCGAAAGAGCCGGCCTTTTTGGTCAAAGGTCTGCATCAGTTTTGGCAACGCCTTAAGCATTGGCTGCTATGGCCTCTGTCACAGCAAGATCCCCAAACCTGCCATGAGCGATTACTCAGGCTGCTGGCTTGGGAGCGCAGCGTCAGTCGCCTGGAGGGTGAGCCTTTGGCGCTTTATCGCCTGCGGGTGAAATACGCCTGGGAAAACTATCAGGATGCCGGCAGCGCCGCGGGCTTTAAACGTATCTTTGAGCGCTTGGGATTGGGCCAGGTCAAGGTCAAAGAGCGCCTGCCAGACACGGATTGGGATGTCATTCACATTGAGCTGACCGACAACGCCATCAGTGAAAACCAGGCGCTGGTCGCCGCCGTTATCCGCCTCTATGGCCGCACTTGCCGCCGCTACCGTTATGAAGTGACTTATCCGGTCAGCATGATCATTCGTGCGGGCGCCATGCACCTTGAGCACCAGGTGTATATCGCCAGTTATTCAGTGAGAAATCCATGAGCCAAAACATTATCCCCAGCGCCTTTGAGGCGTACCGAACTCAGTGTGAATTGTCCGGCCAAAGCGTGGTCTTGGATGAGATCCTGCTGGCCAATATTCCGGACTTGGATCCCAATGCCCCCGTCGACCGAAACAAGGTGGAATGCCAGCCGCAATGGATTGTGCATCGCCAGGCCCCGACTCAAGTCGGCGCCCTCAACCACAACGCTATCGCCTATGCACTGGTACTCGATACCCGCGTGGGCGACTTTGCCTTTAACGCGATATTTCTGACTAACAAAGCCAGTGGCACCATCGGAATGGCGATTTACAAGGGAATGGAGCACAAGTTTGCTTCTACCGACAGCCAAACCGGCAACAGTTTGGTCAAGACCTTGGTCATGGCCTATGACGGCGCGGCACAAGCCACCCATTTGCAGGTAGACGCCAGCACCTGGATGGTGGATTACCAGCAACGCTTTGCCGGGTTAATGCAGGATGATGCCAAAGCCAATCAGGATATTTACGGCCCTGCGGCCTTTCTCGGCCAAGGCTTTGCCCCTATTCATCAGGACGGGCAATGGTATTGCGAAGCCGGCACCGGCTATGTCGATGGCCTGCGAGTCCACACCCCGGACAGAATAGCCATCGGCGGCAACGGACCAATGTTGGTGCTTGATCTCTGGCAAGCCGGCACCGCCACCGGCGCCTGGGAAACCCGCTTTACGCTGCAACACCTCACCAGCGTGCCGGCGCACTACACCGATGAACAAGGCTTCAAGCATCATTTCGCGCTACTGGCTCGATGGGAAGGTGAACAATGGCGGGATGCCCGTCTTAAGGGCGGGTTAGAGCAGCATCTGCTGGATGCCGATCCCCACAGCCAGTACCTACAGAAAAGCCAGATCAGTCAGGCGACCGATTTGGACAGCGCCGTCCATGTTCCCAGCTCGGCCGCACTGGCGATGTTGAAAAAGCGGCTCGACTATTCTGTTGCCCTGGGACAAGGAGCCGTCACGGACATGGGGCCGTGGAGTGCCGCCAGTGGCAAGTATCCTGCCAAGCCCTACATTACCGATGATCAAGGCCAGGGCCGTCTGGTATCGGCTTTTTGGTTTGTGACCGCCGGTGGCACTGTCGATGGCGTGCAATACAGCGCCGGCGACAAGCTCAACTACAGCCCGCGTGAAGATGCGTTTTTCAAAACCGACAACACAGAGTCCGTCACCTCAGTAAATGGCCGCATGGGCGCGGTGACCTTCACCCTCAATGATTTAAGCGGCATTGCCGGCAACAGCGCCAAATTGGAAGGCAAGAGCAAAGCCCAGGTTATCGCAGAAGCCCGCAGCGGCCTGGCATCCAGTAGTCACACCCATGATGACCGTTATTTGGGGCTGGCAGCCAAAGCAGCAGACAGCGCCAAACTGGAAGGCAAAACCAAGGCCCAAGTGGTGAGCGAGGCTCGCAGTGGTCTGTCAGTCAACGGCCACACCCACGATGACCGCTACTATACCGAAGCCGAGGCCAATAGCCGTTTTTTGGGGAAAACCGCCAGGGCTGCCGATAGCACGCTGCTGGAAGGTCGAACCAAAGCCCAAGTGGTAAGCGAGGCTCGCAGTGGCTTATCTGCCAACGGTCACACCCATGATGACCGCTACTATACCGAAGCCGAGGCCAATAGCCGTTTTCAGCCCAAAGGCAGCTATCTGCCAACCACAGGCAAAGCAGTAGACAGTGCCAAACTGGAAGGCCGCACCAAAGCCCAGGTTATCGCAGAGGCCCGCAGCGGCTTAGCCACAGGCTCACACACGCACCCTTGGTCACAAATATCTTCCCGGCCCATCTTCGGTGCCGGCAATGTTCGCGCTCAAGGCTTGTCATCACCGCTGGTGATCAGTCATACATCAGGCCCCATCCTCACTGTTGCCAGCCATACTCAAACGCTGGAGTTAAGCGTCAACGTTGTTGGCCAGGTGGATAACACATGGAACGAGGTTCGCCCGGTACACTTTGAACTGGATATTTTGGCCGGCAATACCAAAATCGGTACCGCCTACGCTTACCAAACCCTGACCTGGGTAGAAAAAAAGTTTGCCCTCAATTTCCATTGGGCAGGCCTGGTCGGCAACTACCGCGGCAAAGCGATAACCTTATCAATGCGTTGCTTGAAAGGCTATAAGATGTCGAGTCAGGGCGGGACGCTCTGCATGAAACAATACCCGGCGAACTGATGGCCGCTAACCGTCAAGAGGAACCGCACCCCATGTACCTGCTGACGCTCCCCCAAGGAGATACGCCGCCCAACATTCAAACCGGGGCCAGCCTGGCCCTACTGCCGCCCGGTGAGTACCGGCTGTATTTCATGGCCCTGTTTGCTCACAGCCTGGCAACGCTCCAGCAAAAAGCGCACGCCTTTCAGCAATTGCGGGGATTTGCCTGGTGGCAGACCGATACCTTGCGCCTGCTGGATGCGGTCAGTCAGGACAAGTTTCATCTGCCGGTGCGCCCTCCTAACGGATACTGGCGGCAAACACCGCTTCCAGCCAGCCAATGGCAACGTAAGCAACTTTTAAGCACTAATGCACTCAATGCCATGACGGCAACACCTGAGCCGCTTAAAAACGCGCTGGCGAGTTTTCGCCGCAGTTGGGACAGTGCCAAGCAAACCCATGAGCGCATTCTTAAGCTGCCGCCTCAGCAAGGAGAGCTATGGGGGCGTAAAGCAAGTGGCTCGCCGGCCATGCTGCAGCAAACTATCACTCAATGGGTTTTGCCCCCTTACCGCCATGCCATCGCCTGCTGCCTGGTGAGCCCCGAGCCTTTGGAAGAGTACGAACAACTATGTCAGTGATGTTAACTAATTTGTCAGTCTACTATAGTAGACTCATTGAAGAGCAACTATGTCCGTGATGTTAACCCTTGATGGTGAGGCCATCAGCCTGGACAACATGAAGGTCGCCGTGAGCGCCAATCTGGCCGACACCGATGTGTCCGGCCGCAGTGCGCAAACGGTTACCGCCGAGCAAGGCAACAAGGCGATAGAGTTGAAAATCACCGGCACGCTGAAATTCACCGCCGAGTCAGTGGCCACCCGATTGTTTGAATTGTCGCGCATGACGGAAAAAGACGGCAGTCGCAAAGTCTTTCGCATCGGCAACGGCACCGCCCGCGTCGTCAAATGCCGCTTGGTGAAGTTTGCCGGCCAATTGAGCCTGACGGAGCAAAGCAACCTGCTGGCCTGGCAAGTGGCATTCTCACTCAAGGAAGTGCGCAGCGTCGCCGAACAGCAAGAGCTGCGCACCATGCAGCAACCCCAAGCCTCGCAACAACTCAACCAGGCACAGTTCAGCCAGGCATTGGCGGCATCCAATAAGGTAGCACTATGAAAAGAGCCGCGTTATGAAGTTAGAGCAGCAGTTGATCATCAAAGGTGAGAGCAAGCCGTTAACCTCAATCAAAGCGGTGCTCAGTCAAGGCACCGCGGGGCGGGCCATTATCACTCTGGCCTCACCGGTGCCCATCGGCACCTTGGTATCCATCGCCCTGGGATACGACAAGCCGCGAACCTGGTTTACCGGCTATGTGGATGCCGTGGAAACACTCACCGCGCAACATCACCGGGTCATATTGCGAGAGCCGGCCGCCATCCTCGCCGGCGCCCTGCCGCTGTCACTGACCCATCCCACGCTTAAACAGGTGCTGGACAATATCGCCGCCCAAACAGGCCTGGTGCTGTATTGCACTGAGCAGGCGGCGGTTACGCAAATCGCCAACCTGACCCACCAAGGCACAGGCTACAGTCTATTGGCGCAGCTGGGGGTGATGTTCGGGCTTGCGGATTACACCTGGTACAGCCAACCCGATGGCAGCATCTGGCTTGGCAGTTGGCCGGATTGTCACTGGGCCAGCCGCCCTATCTCAGTAACGCCTAAACTGTACTGCGGTGAGAAGGCCGCCACCGGCGTGCAAATTCCGATGTTGCCCGCCATCCGGCCGGAAAGTCAGGTCAATGGAAAACGTATCTCGCAACTGATGTTTGATGGCGAGCAGCTGACGCTGCAATGGAAGCAACCCGAAAGCCAAACCCAGCGGGAAATGAAACAGCAGTTTCCCGAACTCGGGACACAGACCCACCTGGCACAACTCGGGCGCGTGGTGGCCATCTGTGAACCAGTCAAAGCCGGCCATCGGCAAACCCCATATCGGCCCGCGCTTGGGGTCGATGTGCAATTGCTCAATCCGGACGGCAGTGATAACAAGCGGGTACCGGTATTTCAGAACGTGCCCCTGCCCGGCTCACTCCACCATGGCCAAGGGCAGTTTGCCTTTGCCCAGCCCGGGAGCATTGTGGAACTCGGATTTGCTTTTGGGCATAGCCACCGCCCGTTTGTACGCACCATTCTTGGGCTGGATTGGTCTATGCCTGGGGTGAGCAATGGCGACTATCTGTGCCAATTCAACGAAGGGCTGCACCGTATCGACAGTGGCGGCAGTCAGCAGTTGCACACAGAGCAGCAAATGACACTGTCCAGCCAAGCGATGACCATCAGCAGCGATAACCAATCACAGCGCCTTGGTGCCCATCAAAGACTGACGGAAGGGGATGATATTGAGCAAGCACTGGGTCAGCGCCATATCGCTGCGAACTGGCTCACGCTGCTGGGCCTATCCGGTACCGGGATTGCAACAGAGCAAAACCATGAAGTCATCGCCGGCGAAAACCTGCTGGAAACCATTGGTAAACTGCGAAAGTCGATTGCCGCCAAGCATTGGGCCGGGAGTGAGGAAACCAACATCTACCAGCTACTGCTGCAACTCATGAACGTGGTGGAAGCGATTGCCAAAACGGCCGCGGCTCATACCCACCCAACCGGAAAGGAAGGCACCCCAACGGGTAAACCACAGCAAGCCGGTGACTTCAGCGGCCAAAGCGGCCAAGCCAAAAACCTGCAAGACACACTAACCCCTCTGATTTAGCGCAAACATCCAAAACAACGCCTACACTCTGCGTTGTGCCCAGGTAGGCGACTCCTGTCATCATCCTTTCGAAAGAAGGGATACCTAATCCGCTCTGCCTGGGCACACCAATACTCAAAGACCAATCTATAAAAACCGAAATGGAAGGTACTACAAGGGATAAGCGCCAACGGTTTTATCACTCACACTCAGGTACAACCTTCCCTTATCAGACAATCCATTAACCCAACAGGCTGGGGGCAGAGCAGGTCTGGATGTATTAAAAGAGTCCCGGCGTTGGCCTCTGAACAATTTAGACACTTATTAGTTTCAAAAGGGAAAATCTTGCAGTCCTTTCGAACTAACATGAAGCCAGAGCTACCGTATCGTTGTAGCTCATAGCTATGATTTACTATAGGAGTCCCCAAAATGGCTTATTTGTTCTTTAATACTTTTACATTCACAGAATAGATCCATTCGTCCTCAGGCGTTTCTGTCTCGCCGTACGTGATACTGGCCTCACCACCGTCCCCAAGAAGTGTAAACTCAGGCAAATCATAGTCACTGCCATTCTCACAAGCCAACTTCCCTTGGAGCAAAAGCGTTAAATCGGCTTGTTCGGTGATAATCCCGGTATATGTACAGTTGTCTACAGTTGATTGCCCACTATCTTCATTGTCGGGAATCATTATGGTAGGGAAAGCTAAAGTAGACCCAAAATCTTGGATAGTCGCGGTCAACTCGTAATCAGCTGCAATCGCAGTTGAACTAACCAAACCAAACAGCAGTAATAGACTTGATTTCATGATTTTATGCCTCAACTTGTGACGGATGCATACTTATAAATATTTCGCAGACTACCCTGCAAAACCTTAACACTTGCTGAACATACGTTTCTATCAAAGTTACAATTTAAATACCATGGATAACTTGGTTCCCAATGACTCAACCCACAAAATCTTTGGGATTTTTCACGAAATCCGCACAACTCCCCCCACCACCGCGGGTTTTGCGATAGAAAAATTTTACAGAAAAAATTTGTCCAGTTTTTGGGAAGAAAAACAGCGCACAAGCGGCCGCTAGCAAAGCGAAGGGATTGTATAAAACTGGATTTTTGTCTTGGTTTTTACCGCTTTGTCCAACAATCAATGATCGCAACGATCTGAGGACTAACCATTAACACATTGAATAGTAATGAGAAAACACCAATTTACACGGCAAGATAGCAAAATAAAGAGAAGATCAAAGATCGAAGTGATCGAGCATAAACCAAGGGGCTACAGGGCTTAGCAAGCTAATTAACAAAAACTAATTTAATAAATTACTGTGCTTTGAGGAAGCCCCCATCTGAACACTGCGAACACACTCAGTTCTACAGCTATTCAAGTAGCTTTGGGTTGTATTCTTATGCCTTCTAGCCTCCAAGCGTGGTCAAAATGCGGGACAAGTAAAAAACAAACCCTTTAAAAACAACAATATAGAAAGCAAAAAAAGGAAGCCGAAGCTTCCTTTTTCAAAGTAACCTGTCTCGCAATTAAGCGATGATCTTGGCTACAACACCAGCACCAACTGTACGGCCACCTTCACGGATGGCGAAGCGCAGACCTTCATCCATCGCGATTGGGCAGATCAGAGTTACTGTCATCTTGATGTTGTCACCTGGCATTACCATCTCTACGCCTTCTGGCAGTTCGATAGTACCGGTCACGTCAGTTGTACGGAAGTAGAACTGTGGACGGTAGCCTTTGAAGAATGGAGTGTGACGACCACCTTCTTCTTTAGACAGGACGTAAACTTCTGATTCGAACTTGGTGTGTGGAGTGATTGAACCAGGCTTAGCCAGTACTTGACCACGCTCTACTTCATCACGCTTGGTACCACGCAGCAGGATACCGCAGTTCTCACCGGCACGACCTTCGTCCAGCAGCTTACGGAACATTTCTACACCAGTACAGGTAGTCTTGGTAGTGTCGTGGATACCCACGATTTCTACTTCGTCACCAACTTTGATGATACCGCGCTCTACACGACCTGTTACTACTGTACCGCGACCAGAGATTGAGAATACGTCTTCGATAGGCAGCAGGAATGGCTTATCGATATCACGCTCTGGCTCAGGGATGTAGGTATCCAGTGCTTCTGCCAGTTCGATGATCTTGGCTTCCCACTGAGCGTCGCCTTCCAGAGCTTTCAGAGCTGAACCCTGAATTACTGGCAGGTCATCACCTGGGAAATCGTACTCAGACAGCAGTTCACGAACTTCCATCTCTACCAGTTCCAGCAGCTCTTCATCGTCTACCATGTCACACTTGTTCATGAATACGATGATGAAAGGTACACCTACCTGACGAGACAGCAGGATGTGCTCACGAGTCTGTGGCATTGGACCGTCAGTAGAAGCTACTACCAGGATTGCACCGTCCATCTGGGCAGCACCGGTGATCATGTTTTTAACATAGTCAGCGTGACCTGGGCAGTCTACGTGGGCGTAGTGACGAGTTGGAGTGTCATACTCGATGTGAGAGGTATTGATGGTAATACCGCGCTCACGCTCTTCTGGAGCGTTATCGATCGCTGCGAAGTCACGCGCCTCACCACCGTAAGTCTTAGACAGTACAGTTGAGATAGCAGCAGTCAGAGTGGTTTTACCATGGTCCACGTGGCCAATGGTACCCACGTTAACGTGGGGTTTACTACGTTCAAATTTAGCTTTAGACAT